AGACTATACTACTTGGAAACAATACTACCAATAGTAAGAAAAATAGGATATGCTTTAGAGAGATTTTTTGGATTTAAACTTAATGAGGACGTAACAGGAATACCTGCTTTACAACCTGAATTAAGAGATCAAGCTGCTTACTATGCAACACTTGTGAACACAGGAATTATAAGTGCAAATGAAGCTAGAGAAGCTCTTGGTAAAGATCCAATTGAAGGATTTGATGAACCTCGTGTTCCTGTAAATTTAGCAGGGTCATCAGTAAATCCAGAAGAAGGCGGTAGACCTGCAGAGGCTGCCCCAAGCGAGGAAAATTAATATGACAAAAGATATGATGTTAAAAGCACTCTCTGAATTCATGGGCAGTAAAAATGATACTAAAATGAGTTTAGACGTGTACAAATCCTTTGGTAGCGATGTTCCAGTAAAAGATTACCTTTTAAGAAGAGCCTTTGGTTCTTGGAGCAGAGTTTTATCAGCAATGAACTACAGATATCCAGTACAAGTTAAGGTTGTAAAAGAAACACCTAAACCTGCACCGAAAAAAGTAGTTAAGAAGAAAGTGGAGAAGAAAGATGGCAAATAAAATTTTTCATTGGACAAACACTTTTAAAACTTTAGGCGAAAATGAAGATGGCGGTATCGACATCAAAGGTTCAGCTAGTACAAATGCACTGGATAGAGCTGGAGACATAATCGAAGCAGACGCTTGGACAAAAGGTGGATTAGAAAATTTTAAACAAAATCCTATTTTACTTTTTAATCATGACTATAATAAGCCTATCGGTAAAGCAACTGGATTACAAGTAACTGAAAATGGTTTAGAGATTACAGGTAGAATTTCTAAAGCAGCAGGTGAAATTAAAGATTTAGTAAAAGATGGTGTCCTTGGAGCGTTTTCTGTCGGCTTCAGAGTCAAGGATGCTGATTATATGACTGAAACCGACGGATATAAAATAAAGGACGCGGAACTCTTTGAAGTTTCTGTAGTATCAGTGCCTTGCAATCAGGGAGCAACCTTTTCTGTAGCAAAGTCATTTGATAATATGGAGGACTACAATAAGTTTAAAAAGCAATTTATCAAGGCTAACTCAGTTGACTCAGCAGACGCTGTGAAAGTTGAGCAGCCAAGTGGGGAGAAATCCCAAAAAATGGAGACTAATATGTCAGAAGAAAATAAAACTCCTGAAGTTTCTCCTGAGTTCGATTTGAACAAATTTGCATCAGAAGCTGCTGAAAAAGCAGTTGCTGCTTATGCAATGAAGCAAGCCGAACTTAAAGCAGCTGAAGAAAAAGCACAACAAGAGCAGGCTGAAAAGCAAGCTGAAGTTGAAGCTAATGAAAAGGCTGTTCAAGAAGCAAAGCAGGAAGAACAAAAATCTGTTATTGAAGCAGGTTTATCTGGAGCTGAAAGGCTTATGTCTGATGTTGAAAAAAGAGTCAAAGATGACTACTCTAATTTAGAGGAAGTTGTTAAAGGGCTTGAAAAGCAACTAGCAGAAAAATCTGAAGAAATCATGAATATTCGTGAGTCAAAAAGAATTTTTGCTGACAGACAAGGTCAAGGCGATTGGAAAAAAGCTTTCGAGAACGACATCATTGATGCAAAATTTGCTGGTTTAGCTACTGGTAAAGGATGGGACAATGAGTATGCTAAGTCAGTTATGGAAAAAGTTAATGCACATAGTGGTGTTGGCGTTTCATCTGCTGATTTCGAGCAAATCGTTTCAACAAACATCGAAAGAGATATTCAAAATGAGCTAGTATTGGCACCTCTCTTTAGAGAAATCCCAATGACTTCAGCTAACATGATTATCCCAATCCTACCAGACAGCGGGTACGCACAGTTCACATCTAACCAAACTGCTAGTGGTTCATCACCACATGGCAACTTGGCACAAAGAGGTGACACATACGGTTCCCCTTATGGTGGTGTTGACCTAACTGAGAGAACACTCTCAACCAACAAGTTGATTTCACAATCATACTTAGGTAACGAAACTGAAGAAGATGCAATCATGCCAATTCTACCTTTAATTAGAGAGTCTATGGTAAGATCACACGCTAGAGCAATCGAAAATGCAATCCTATTAGGAAACCACGCAGACGGTGCTTTCACATCAGGTGCTTTCGACGGCCTTATTAAAATGGCTGACGACGACAGTGATGTTGATACAGACGTTGGTGGCGGTGCGGCTGGTGTCTTCGATTCAGGTGACAAACTTGTCGCAACAGACCTTTTAGCCTTAAGAAAGAACATGGGCAAATATGGTGTTAACCCTCAAGATGTAGTATACATCGTGTCTCAAGAAGCTTATTACAACCTTCTAGAAGATGCTGAGTTCCAAGATGCTAACCTAGTTGGCGACATGGCTACTAAGCTATCTGGCGAAATCGGCCAAGTATTCGGTTCAAGAGTACTATTATGTGACGAATTCGCATCAAAAGCAGCAAGCAAGCACGCCGCTGTAGCTGTTTATGCTAGAAACTATGTAATGCCAAGATTGAGAGGTGTTACCATCGAGTCAGACTACGAAGTAGCTAACCAAAGAAGAGTCCTAGTGGCTTCTCAAAGATTAGGTTTCTTAGACCTAATTGACGGTGCAACTTCCAAGTGGGGCTTCAAATACGCAGCATCTAGTTAATAGATGACAGGTTGGAGGGGAGCAATCCCCTCCACTTTTTAAGGGAAATATGGCAGATTTAATAACATTACAACAATACAAAGATTTTGCAGGACTTCAAGGCGAAAGTGAAAATGCAAAAATCAATGTTATTATACCTGCAATTAGCCAAGCAGTAAAAACATACTGTGCTACAAGTTTTATAGACTACTATTCTGTTGATAAAACTGAGTACTTTGATATAACTGATGATTTGACTTACGCAATAATGGTTGACGAAAGTCCTTTAGTAAGTGTATCTTTAGTACGAGAAAGGCAAAGCCAAGCTGATTCTTGGGTAACTTTAATTACCGAAAACTCAGACGGCAGTGGAAAGTATGATTACATACTAGACATAGAAAAAGATACTATTTTTAGAACTACTGCAACTGGAGATAAATATTTTCCAAAAGGTAGAAAAGCTGTAGAAGTTACTTACAGAGCGGGGTATAGTGCAACTCCAGAAGATTTAAAACTTGCGTGTTTTGATTTAGTTAAATACTATCTCAAAGATGAAAGAAAGTCAAGTTTAGTTATCTCTGGTGCACAAATTCAAAACCAAGTAAGTACAAGTTTACGAGAAAATATAGGATTCCCTGATCATATTAAGAGAATACTAGATTTTTATAAAGTACATAAGTAATGGCTTTAACAAAAATTAAAGATGAAATTAATGCTTTTTTAGATGCTGAAAGTAAAAAAACACGTGGAGGATACGTAATCGGTGGAGAAGCAATATTAGAAATTACAGTAGGTGGAAATGATTTTATTGATGCATTTACTACAGTTACTGACGGAATTCTTACAAGATTAGAC